GAACTGATGAAAAACGTAAAAGAATTTATAAAGCTATTTTTTCATCTACACCTCCAAACATATCTGATAAGATTGAGCTTAAAGAAGCTAACCTAACTGGAAGTTTAAATGAAGATATATTTCAAAAATCACTAGATCAAACAGAGAAAGAAGCCCTTGAAATAACATATAAAAATTGGGATACCTTCGGAGGAAAAGAATGTAATAACGGGTTCTGCGATATCTTCGCTAAGAACTTAGCAAAGCACCTCCCGGGATCTAAAATACTGAGCACAGAAGACCCGAGAAACGAAACATTAGGCCACGTATGGGTTGAATATCAAGGTAAGTACTTCGATGCCGAAACCCCTGATGGAGTATCTTCTTGGAAAGACTTACCATGGATGAAAGAGTTCTATTCTAAAGTTGGAAATTATCCAACTGACATCGAAACTTTAAATGAAAATAAAAATAAAGATCCATTTGGGCTAAACCAATATGCCCGTGAATTAGCTCAAGGATTAGAAGAAACAATAGTTATGGAAGGACGATACGATACAATAAGCAATCAAATATCCTCAGAGATATTTAACAACTGGAAAGCACAGTTCGACAAAAACAACACTACAGAGGAAGCGCTCTTTACAAAGAGTTATGACTTAGAAAACGCAGCAGGACGTCCTATTGTATTTGATTTAGTAGCAAGCTTAACCTTCAAAGAAACAGAAGAAGGAACCTATAGCGTAAACGGCGATGCCGATGAGGGAGATGAAGAAGTATATGATGCAGATGGAGAGTTAGAAGACGAAGGCTTAGACGGCAGTATCTCCATGTATTTCCAAGTGGATCCCCGAGAGTTACCTCGACTCTGGTCTAAGATATCAATGGACCTGAAAGACATTGTCAGACACGAAATAGAACATTTAACTCAAGCAGGTTATAATGTAGTAGACTCTAAGAGACTTCCTGATGATAGAATGCTTAGGATGTATATACAGGACTTAAAAACGATGCCGGAAAGAGACTACTACCTTTTAGATAAAGAAATACCGGCAATGCTGCAAGGAATGTATTTTAAAGCTAAGAAAATGAAAGAACCTTTTGCAAAAGTAGTGAACGACTACTTAACTATACAAAAAGTTTCTGATGAAGATAGAGAAATAATACTTAATCGTTGGAGACCTGCAGCAAAAACCTTAAATTTACCAAACTTATAACGATACAGGTTATATTTATACCATACAGACCACAATATGAAAGAAAATACTGCAAAGAAAGCTACCTGTTGCCATAAATGCGGCAGAGTTCACGTTAAAGGAACTGCTTGCAAAAGACCTTACCTGACAGGCAAAGATAGCTGCGCCGTAAATGAAGTACAGGACTTAAAAGAATTCTTTTCGAAGCCCTTGAAAGAAGCAGAATTAAAATTAGGAGTTAAATACAAACTTCCTAATGGAGATACAGGATATATTATGACCCAAAGTTCTGATGATCCTAAAGACTGGATATTTTCAGATGGATTTAAAAAAGTACCATACCTATCAGTTAAAAAGGAACTAAAACCATTAGCAACTCAACCTGGAAAGTACGATGGTGCCTTCGATCTTGGATTAGGAAAAGGACACCATATTGATGAAAGAATGGATGATGTTGATAATTTTGCAGGTTCTGATCCTAAAGCAGGTTCAATGATTCAAGGCAGGGGATTTGATTGGGATAAAAATACTGTTAGGTCAACATTTCTTAAAAAAGAAAGAGCACAATTAATGCGTGACAGGGAGCAAGAAGCAGGACACCATATTGATGAAGGACCTCACCAAGGAAAAACAGAAGAAGAGATACGAAGCTACATTAAAGGGCTCATGAAAGATAGAGCATCTGCTGCTTCGAAAGGACAAGATGGATTAGTTAGCGGAATAAATAAAGAAATTAAACAACTAGCTAAAGAATTAAAGAAACGAGAAACTACAATTACCGAAGGCGAAAAGACTATTAAGGGGCCTTTTACTTATGAAACAGTACAGGACTTAGTAAGCAGGTATGGGAGAGGTAATGGTTTATTCTTTAGAAGAAAATCTAACGGGGAGCTATACGGTGTCGGAAGTATCTTTTTAGCTTCTGACGAACCTGATTTTGCAGTAGTAGATGCTGATGGATATGAAGATTATATGGATTACAGCGATATCGATTACGTTGTTATTGAAGATATAAAAGAATCGACAATCGCCGAAGCTAAAAAAATGACCCTAGGAAACTATTTAGACGATTTAGATAGTAGATTTGTAGATTTTATGAGAGCAGCAGACGGAAAAAATGCTAAAGGTAGTCAAGGAATTGATATGTTAGCTACTATAAACCACAACTTCAACCTATTTAGAAACTATATTTCCTCTATAAAGAAAGAATACAGCAGTGAATTGAATAAAGAATTAACTTTCTCAATTGACGAAGCCAAAGAAGAGGATAAAATAGATATCGTAACAATGGATGTTCCATTATTCATCCGTGCTTTAGAATATGCTAAAGAAGATGCTCAAGAGGATATGGATTTACACGACTTTGCAGAAAAAGCAATAGCAGGAACTCTTGAAAAAGGAACTTTAACCATGGAAGACTATGATATGTTAACCGGAAACGTAGAACCGGTAGATGAATACAAAACAGACTACCAAAGACGTAGAGAAAAAGAAGGAGACTACCAACAACCTAAGAAAGATAGACCGGCTCCTAAAGCTAAAGCTCCTAAAAACGATTATTTCGCTAAAAGAAAAGCAGAAATGGGAGACGAAGCAAAGATAGACGCTCTGCAGAGATTTAAACGAGGAGAAATAGATACTCTACCGGAAGATCCTAGAGAAGATATGATAAACAGGATGATGAGAGAGGTAAAAAATAAAAAAAGCGGACTCTGGGCAAATATTAACGCTAAACAAGCACGTGGAGAGAAGCCATCTCATGGAAATTCTAAAGCATTTAAAGATGCAGTTAAAGCAGGGGAGAAATTGCACAAAACCAAAAAATAATACTCATAGAGAATATAATGAATAAAACACAACTAAAAGAACTGATCAAGAAGTCCCACATGAAAGAAGGAGCTACAGTTCCTTGGCTTAATCAAGATAAGAATACCTCAGAAGCTACATTAGACGCTCTCGAATCTAAACTAAAATCCCATAACTGGTTCCACTACCAGTCAGACGGCAGGGTCTATGATGAAGGAATGGCACAGAAAAAAGAGATTCAAGATATGTTAAAGGCTCTAGAGGGTAAAGGCCTTGGAGACGCTGCTAAAGAACTATACAACAAATATGCTCCATATGAAGAGGGAGGTGTTAACTTAAGATTAAAAGAAGAAGACATGGGATTAGAGGAAGATGAAGATCTAACTCTAACTTTCAGAGATAAGAACGAATTCGAGAGAGCAAAAGAGCATTTTGAATCTAATTCAGAATTCTACCCAGAATATATAAGCGATGAATTTAAAAGCTTTCATTTTAAAGTACAAGACCAAGCAGATGCTGATAGTACAGAATACTACTTAACTCAAGAACTAGAAGGAACAACTGATCTAGACGGGTATTTTTTCGCTTTAGAACCCTCTATGATGAACGAAAAGAAAAAATCATTCCCGGATGTGACAGGAGACGGTGAAGTGACTAGAGCTGACATTTTAAAAGCACGAGGTGTTAATTTAAAAGAAGAGGAGACTGCTCTTAAAATAGGTAGCACACTTACTAAGAATGGAAAAACCGGCAAAGTAGTTAAGGTAATGGACGATATGGTTAATGTTGATTTCGGCAACGGAGATGTTTACGGAATCGTAAAAAGTAGAATCAAAGGAACGACCATCAGCGAAGACCTGGATGTAGGGCACGAAGACAACGAACCACATATGTTAAAAGCCGATTTATATAGAATTGGAAAATATGCAATGGAATTATACCAAATGGTAGATGAGTTTGAAGGTAAAGGTGAAGTAGATTTTCCACATTGGTGGCAGTCGAAAATCATCAATGCTAAATCTAATCTAGTAGGTGCTAAGCATTATCTAGATTTTGAAATTAAAGAACCAGCTATAGATGCTATGGTAGGTGTTGCTTCTGATGATTCAATGATGGAAAACATTGGTGAAGATGAAATTTTAGCAGGTAAATTATATAAATTAAAAAACCATATCCAACCAGGATTCTATCAAAGAATTAGAAATTTAATTAATTCAGGAGATATTGAAAACGCTAAATTTTATTTAGATAGAATTCAAGATTATGGTGATAGAAAAGATACTGAATTTTCTAAAATGAAAGATGAATTAGACTCACTTGGGGAAGGATATTATAACCTGGAAAACACAAATGAGGCAAGTAATTCAATGATGGAAAACATCGGTAAATACGTAGTTCGCCCATGCAGCGCTAAAGGTACGCCTTTTGCAGTATGGAAAACTTCTAAAGGAGGGGAGAACGATAAGAGAATTGAAGGCTTCAAGACTGAAGAAGATGCAAAAGCATTTGCGGATAAAAAGAATAAAGCAATGAATGAAGCAAAGAACTCTGTATTATCTAAACTGCTAGGTACTAAAGCCTAAACTTTAACTAGAAAGAGTTGCTTAGGAACTTAAAAGTTCTTATCTTTAGGTTATAATAATATGGCATATAAGATAGTAACTAAGACGGAAGAAGATTTAAAAAACGTATTAAACAGTATCAATAACTGGTTCGGTAGTACTCAAGATTTTAAAGTAGACTTTACTCAAGAGGATAGGAAATTCTTCAACCCTGTAAGTAAGTCGATTGAGAATAAAAGCATTGAGGTACTAGAAGTTAGAGAGTATGCAAGTGGGAAAGAAGCTAAAGTTAAATTTATACCCTTACTGACCTCTACTGAAATGAAAGTAGAAATAAATGGAGAAGGTGAATTTCTACTTAAAACTAGACTAAGTAACCAGATGAAAGGTAGAGGTGTTTTAAAATCATATAACAAAGATACATTAAAACCTGCTAGTACCGCCACAAGTACCTTTACCCTTAAAACAAATTAAAACATTGTCAGAAACTAAACTAAAAAAAGACTTCGCTCAAAAAGACGTACAGAGGCTGAGGAACCTAGTACAGGGTAAATACGGGGATAAGACTTCGATAGCTTCCGGATATACCAAAGAACAGGTAGATCGAGTAGAAGGAGAAGTATGGGAAGAGGATGAGAGAACCTGGACTATAAAGAACGGAATAAAACAAACCGTATCTAAATTACAAAAAGCAAGAGAGATACATAAGACGCCCTTATTCTGCCCGGAATGCAGTACTATAATGAATCACCGGTACGATAAAGAGTTTTATAATATACATACTAGATGCTTTAACTGCCAGGTTTCTTTTGAAACAAACCTAAAAGCTACCGGACAATGGGAAGAATATCAAAAAGAAATACATAATTCTGAAATAGATAATACTATACAGAACTATGAGATCTGGGTAGACGACCTAATAAACGGAACTAATGAAGGATTTGTATCAGAAACAGGGGAAGTAGAAAGCTGGTCGAAAGGAAATACAAAAAACATCGTTAAGCAAAAAGAAGAAGCTATAGAATATTTGAATAGCTTACGGAAATAGATCTATTTATAACTATGAATAAGAATCTACTTAGGAGTATTATAAGAGACGTAGCTGGACAGAGGTTGAAGCCTACACAGTACAATAAGTACGCAAATATAGAGTTGCTTCAAACACATTCGCAGTTAATTCCAATCCTAACCGATCTAATGACTCCGGACTTCCACTACTTTATTGAAGATATACAGTGGATTGCACCGACACCAAAAACTTATAAAGTTGTTCTAAAAAATAATCAATTCTTCTACCTACAAGACTTAGAAAGATCTTGGGTAGCGGAAGTAGCAGGTAAGAGACACTATCTCCTTTCACTGGGAGAAGAGACAATGGCCTCTAATGGTATAGCAAGACTTCTAAAAATCACAGCCGCTAGTATGCCTGCTGATGAAAACATGGACGCGGATTTAACCGACGTTACCGCAACAGGCAGTAGTGGAGGCGGAGCAGAAGCAACACCGGCAGAACCGGAAATACCAACAGGAGAAGAACTACCTGACGAATTAACACCAGCATAATGGATATACTAGATACATTTTTTAAAAAATATGCTTATAGGTTTGATAAAGGATATCCGGATATGGACAATAAGGAAGATGTTCTACTATTAGAGTCCCTGTTAAGTGAAGTACTAGGAAGCAACTTTAAAATAGACGAAAATCAACTATCCCTATTTCCAGACAACGAAGTCAAGCAGATAAAACAAGATACAGGCATCGACATAGGGGAAGTTGATACAGACGCTGAGTTAACAGATCTACTAGACAGATTAAAACAAAACAAATATTCACCAAGTCAGATAAAATCGATTATAAATAAACTAGACGTATTTAATAACGAAGAAGAGCTAAGCCAGATATTAACCGCAGCACAGGTAACAGATGCTAGTATCGGGGTAAACGCCATTAACGACATTATTAGCACCTACTTAGCATCTACTCAAGATTTAGATAAATTTATTGAAAATCATAAAAAGAACCCCCTCACATACTCGGACCTACCCGCCACCGGCAACTTGATAGCAGTAATAAACCGACACACTGGTATCGATATCCAAACTATTGAAAATATCATTAACATAAAAGGACAAGAGGATGGAAGAGGAGTAGGCAAAGGGGAAGCAGCCTTAGCACTATTCTTTAACGACGTACTAAAATCAACCGGAGATGGTGATAATATAGTCAACGGTAAGCCGTTAGAAGTAAAAGGAACAGGAGGAAGGCTAGGCAAAAGAGGGCGAGAGGCCTCAAGAAACACCTCCCTCCTACAGAAAGTAGACAACACTGTAAACATTACAAACACTAACCGATTCGATATCTTTATACCACAACTACTTCAGGACAATATACCGCCCCGAGAAGTATATAACAGCCTAAAGGCCTTTGTGAAAGAATATTACCCAAGCGCTAACCCTGTAGAGAATTTCCTTAATATTGAAGATCTAGGAGATCAAACAGAGGTAAGAAAAGCAATGCAGAAAATATATGCCAGCAACTACCTTAATAGCTTAGAGTACGATCAAGTAATATTTATTAACACTATAAAACAGCCAGGTACTTATTATAAGTTTGATAGTAGAGACGCCCTCTATACCTTTATCGACCAAAACACCACAGTATTTTCAAGCCCTATTGGAGTAGTAGACCTAGACCCCCAAGTGTTTGTAAAGTAAGATAGGTATATATTTATAAAGGTAATGATAAACACCTTTAAGATAAATCTTAGCACTCTTATAATCCTAACCCTAGTAGTACTTCTAATACTGCAAAGACAGTGCGGACAGAAAGAAGACATCGGAGAAGTTACAGTAAAAACAGAAGTCAAATGGAATACTGTAACAATCGATAGCCCAGTATACATACCAAAGTGGAAAACTAAAATAGTATTTCAAACCGACACCCTCCCTGTAGATACCGCAGCAATACTAAAAGACTACTTCACCTCCTACGTTTACGAGGATACTGTACGTTTAGATAGTTTCGGATACCTAACAATACACGATACAATTTCTAAAAATAAGATAGCAAGCAGGAAGGTAAAGACTACTGTTAAAATACCTACAACCATCATCACTAATACCTTAACAGTAAATAAGACAAGATTCTATACCGGAATATCCCTATCAGGGAATACACAGACAATAAATCAAATAAACGGAGAACTCTTACTTAAGACTAAATCAGGAAATGTATACGGATTAGGAATAGGAGTTAATTCTCTATGGCAACCTATAATCTCCGCTAGTATGTATTGGGAATTAAAGATGAAAAAAATAAACCTAAAATCAAAGTTCTTATAATGAGTCAAGACTTAAAACAGATAATACGGCAGGAGTACGTAAAATGTGCCTCAGACCCTACCCACTTCATGCGGAAATACTGCTACATACAGCATCCGCAAAGAGGTAGAATTCTATTCCACCTATACCCTTTTCAAGAAACAACCCTTAGACATTTTCAAGAGAACGATTATTCTATAATCTTAAAATCTAGACAGCTAGGAATCTCAACATTAGCTGCAGGGTATTCTCTATGGTTAATGACTTTCCATAAAGACAAAAACGTTCTTACTCTTGCAACCACACAAGCAACAGCTAGAAACCTTGTATCGAAAGTACAGTTTATGTATGAAAACTTACCTTCCTGGTTGAAAGTAGGATCTTTAGAAAAGAATAAACTAAGCTTACGATTAACTAATGGATCAAAGATAACAGCTAAGTCATCTAACGCTGATGCTGCTAGATCTGAGGCAGTATCTTTACTTCTAATAGATGAGGCTGCCTTTATTGATAACATTGGAGAGACATGGGCATCTGCTCAACAAACACTAGCAACAGGTGGTGGAGCGATAGTACTCTCTACCCCTTACGGAACAGGAAACTGGTTCCATAAAACATGGATAGCTTCAGAGAACGGAGATAATGACTTCCTACCTATTAAACTACCCTGGTATGTACACCCTGAAAGAGATCAAACCTGGAGAGATGCACAAGATGCACAGTTAGGAGATCCTAGATTAGCCGCGCAGGAGTGTGACTGTGACTTTTCTACATCTGGAGACACTGTAATCTACGGAGAGTTAATAGAGTTCTATGAAACTACCTATAGAAAAGATCCAGAGGAAAGGAGAGGGGTAGATCGAAACTTATGGATATGGGAGCCGGTAGACTATAATAGGAATTATATGGTCATAGCCGACGTCGCTAGAGGGGACGGAAAGGATTTCTCTGCCTTCCATATTGTAGATATTGAAAATTGCAGTCAAGTAGGGGAGTACAAAGGACAACTACCCCCAAAAGAGTTCGCACATCTACTGGTAGGTATATCAACAGAGTACAACAACGCACTTTTAGTAGTAGAGAATGCTAATATAGGATGGTCTACAATTGAAACCATTATGGAAAGAGGGTATACAAACCTGTACCACTCACCTAGATCAGGAAACGTTACTGCAGAGAGTTATTTTGACCCATACGGCATAAACTCTAACATGACTCCGGGGTTTTCAACTAATACCAAAACAAGACCTCTTATAATAGCGAAGATGCAAGAGTCTATTAACGATAAGTCTGCAATTATACACTCAAAAAGGATGCTAGAAGAGTTAAAAGTCTTCATATGGAGGAATAATAGAGCAGAGGCACAGAGCGGCTACAACGACGACCTTGTAATGTCCTGGGCAATTGCTATGTACGTCAGAGAAACAGCATTTAGAATGCAAAAAGGAAACGCAGACATAGTTAGAAGTGTTTGGGAGAATGTAACTGCTACTAATACAAGCACAGATATGTTCTATACTCCTAATTCCACCGGTAATATCAACCAGATTGATAACGGTAGAGGAGGTACAGAAGACATCTCCTGGATCTATAAATAGAAATAAGTAGCTTTCTTCGATATTTATACTTATACTATGACTATACACAATGGCAGATACAAGCATATTAAGTAGACTCCAACGATTATTCTCGACAGATGTCATAATCAGAAATGTCGGAGGTACACAACTTAAAGTAGCAGACGTAAATCAAATACAGATGTCTGGACAGTTGGAGAATAACTCTTTCCACAACAGATACAATAGTATACATTCCTCTGGACATACTTCTCTGTACGGTGCACAACTTGCACAGAATTATCAATTTAAAAGAACACAACTATACTCGGAGTACGACGCAATGGACGATGACGCTATCATAGCATCTACCCTAGATATACTTTCCGAGGAATCTACTCTTAAAAATGATATGGGGGAGGTGTTACATATCAAATCCCCTGATGAGAATATTCAAAAAATACTTTATAACCTATTTTACGATGTATTAAATGTAGAGTTTAACTTATCATGGTGGATTAGAAATGCATGTAAGTACGGAGACTTCTTCCTAAAACTAGAAATCTCAGAAAAATACGGAGTGTACAATGCAATACCATTTACTGCCTACCATATAGAGAGACAAGACGGATACGATGTAGACCACCCAATGTCTACCCGGTTTCA